TAATATCTATTTCCTGAATCTCTCCAGCATTTTTAAGTCTTTCTATTATTTCTTTTACCTCATGCGACTTCATGCTTCTAAATAATTCATGACGGTCAACTTCACGTTTAGATATGCCCTCGCTCTCCCTAGACCTAATATAAGACAATACTTGCTTAATCTTAGCTTCAGTTGCAGAACTTGCTACTTTATCTCTACAGGCCTCTATAAATAGCATATCGTAATATCTAACGTAATCTATAGCCCACTTAGTAACATCCGCTGTAATCGTTGCAGTTTGTGCGTTTGATGCCAAAGCACATATTAAAGATAATCGCATAGCTTTTTCCTTAGAACGGCTTAGAAGAGGCTCTAGGCCATCTTTTTCTAATATATCTTGCCTTTGCACTATCTCACTAGCAAACTCTTGTAGTAACTGCTCTGAGTCTGCATCAAAGCTTAGAACTTCTTGATCAAGGTTACATTCAGAGTTATTTACCATAGGTTGTGACAAACCACCTCTATCTCTTCTAATATAGTTTACCCAGTTGACTATAGTTAGTGGCGGTTTCTTAATCTTTTTGAGATTAGATACACGTCTAGGTTCTTTAGATTCTATTACCATAAATCTATTCAGAAAGCCGTCTGCTATACGCCCAGAGTTAAGTGCCTTGTAAAAGTTTTTAGGAACAGATAATCCAACCATAGTTATTGCAGGTTTATGTGTAACACGGTTCATAATCTTTTCTTTAATATCTTCTACTTGTATACCCATTAAAGAGTAGTTATCTGGCCTTAATATACCGTGACATCTGCCCCAAGCTTCCATAAGTGTTTGTATGCCGTCTTCTTTATTGGTGTTACCAGCTTGACTAATACTTTCTAATCTTTTGCCAAACTCATCCATAATAGTTACGTGTGTAGGCCTCATCTTTAATACAGAGTGCACAGCACCACTTGAAGTATATCCGTCCCCTACTACTAATTTATCGTGCTCAGAGGCGTTCAAAACTGCTTCTACAAAAGTTTTTATGTTTTCCTTGCCCTGTCCTGACTTTGCGATACACATAAAATACATACTAGAAAAGTTATTCATGTTTGTTTTAAAGATCCTACCGCATGTAACACTGGCTAACGCTAAAGCACCTACAAGGGACAATTCTGGTTGTGATACTTGTGCTATATCTTCTGCGTAGTTATACATGTCTTTTAATAAACCTGGTGGATTAAATAGATCTTTTGGTGGTGTGACATCCTCTTTGGTTTGCACAAACAAAGGTGCAAGCTGATTTTTTCTATCGTGTGTTTTTTTAACATTATCAACTACAGATTCAACCTCTTGTTGCGGTAATGGTGGTGAGTTTTCTTTGTTCCAGTTATGTAAAAATATTTTTACAAAGTCTAGATTTACGTTTTTAGAGATTAGGTATCCAGCTATACGTGCAGCATTATCATTTCGTGATCCTTCGTTTACACCTGTTAAGGAGAAAGGTGCGGTCTTACGTACACTATCTTGTTTGGGTACTCCTGTAATCTTTTCAAACTCTTTTTCTGTAAAGTCAGGTAAATCTTTATGATCATATATATCCCAACCAGGTAGGGGTATAGGCTTATATATTTGACCGTTCGCATGACGGTTGTAAGGAGCAATTATAAGTCCACCTACACCCCTTAAATCAATTAATCTTTCTACTGGTGTATCGTTTGTTCTTCTTGTAGCAAAAGTAGTATAGTTTTCTGGATTGTTGTAGTAGTAGTGCATACCTTTACCAGTTCTAACTTTGTAAGGACAGGTTGGTAAATTTTCTTCCACCCAAGTCATAGCTTCAGGAGAGTCAGCATCAACTACAATAAACTGGCCACAAACTAATGCTACTACTAAGTTATCACGATCTGTAAACCATTCTTCAACGGTTGAACGACAAGGCCTTTCGTTTTTATATTGTTCCCAACCCTTTAAAAAAGGTGGTGGTTTTTTGTTGGATCTTTGTAAAGGGACTACGTTATAGCCTTCATCATAATATGCCAAGGCGATATCTAACGCTGCCTCTTCTTCAGACAGATTAAAGTTGAACATAGCTAATCCTCTACAAGTAGATCTGCTATGTTGCCATATATACCCTCAAAGTTTAGTCTCCCCTCTGTAAGTTTAATGATCTTTTTAGCTTGTCTGATTGACGGTTGCCTGTGTCCATATCTCCAGGCCTCTACAGTATGTTCAGATACGCCCCAATCTCTTGCAGCTTTTTCTTTGCCTAAAAATTGTATGTAAGAAGATAAAGTAATCTTGTCAACTTTTCTATCTTTGTTCTTTGGTTCAATACCCATACTCTCTAATCTCCTTAACTCTTGTCTTGAAATTGAATTAACCCTATGATAATAAGTAGCAATCCATTCAAAATCTTCAATTGCATTTTCCATTTAACCTCCTTACAGTTTGCAAAAATAATATTTTACACATTGTATTATTATAGAGTATAATATGCAAATCAATTATTTATTTACGGAGGAACCATATTATGAATAATGATTTATCAAGCAGGATAGTGACACCTGAAAAGTTAGTCCAAGATCAAGGAGCAAAAGTCCTTGTGTATGGAATGGCAGGTGCAGGTAAAACTTCTCTTGCAAAAACAGCACCAGGTAAGGTGCTTGTTATAAGTGCTGAAGCTGGTTTGCTTTCTATCAAAGACGCTACAAATGTAGATGCTATAGAAGTGAAAGAAGCTTCAGAGTTAATGCAACTTCATGAGTTGCTTAGAACTGGCCAACTACAATACGATACAGTTTGTCTTGACTCTATTTCAGAGATTAGCGAACTGTTGTTGCAACAGGAGAAAGCCAGACACAAAGATCCACGTAAAGCTTACGGGGAAGTACAAGAATCTGTAACAAATGTCATGCGAGCTTTTCGTGATTTACACATGCACGTAATGTTTATTTGTAAAGAAGAAAAAGTAAATAGTGACGGTATCTTTATGCACGAACCAAAAATGGTTGGCACAAAATTAGGTCAGTCTATTACTTATTTCTTTGATGAAGTCTTAGCTCTTAGAGTTATTGATGATACAGACGCAGATGGTAATGCAGTTCAAGCCAGGTGGTTACAAACCAGAGTTGGTCAAGGCTATGTTGCTAAGGATAGGAGTGGTAAGTTAGAAGCTTTTGAAGTTCCAGATCTTACTGCATTAATAGAAAAGCTAGGCTTTACGGCTGTAGCTAACAACACAAGTAATGTGAAGGAGATAACAAATGTCTGATTTTGATGATATAACTTACGTAGAGGTGGAAGATAAACCCGTGGGGCCAGGAGTGGCTCCCGCTGGTGAATACCCATCTAAAATTATTTCGGCTGAAAAAAGTAAGTCAGCTGCAGGTAATTGGACTTTTAAAGTAATTTTTCAAATAGCTGGCGGTAATTATAGAGATCATATTGAGTGGTATAGTTTATGGTCAGTTAAAGAGGAAGTTAAAAGAATTAGCACAGAAAATTTTACAAAACTTAGTAAAGCTGTTGGTTTTGATAAACAACCACCAAGTTCAGCACAAGAATATATTGGAAAAGAAGTTATGCTTACTGTAAAAGAAGTTGAAAACAACTGGACTGATAATGATGGTAATGAAAGAACAGGTACTAAGAATAAAATTATAGCTGTTAATCCTGCTAATACTGGTGGTATGTCGCCTCCCCCTTCGGCGGTACCTCCTGATTTAGGATAAAACTAAGGGGCGTAAAGCCCCTTTTTTTTATTAATCATCACAATTTTTACAAATATCTAAATGCGTTACTTTGTATTTAACTTGCCTAGTTCTAAAAAAATCTAATCTATAAGTGTTCTTACACTTGATACACTTTTTAACTTTCATTTTTACCTTCAAGATCTTTTATTTTTTGCACTAAGTCTTTTACTACTTGCTCTTGTCTTTTAATTATTGGGTTATTGACATCATAATTTGCACTAACAGCTGCTTCTAGCAAATGATTTAATTTAGATCTTTCATTATCTAAACAACCGTATAAATATTTTATATTATCAAATTGCATTATCTATTTTCAAAGTATGTATAAATCATTAATAAAAATATACCAACAAGTGCATAAAAACTTGAGTCCATCATAATTCCTCAAGCTCTTTAATTTTTGCTTCTATAAAGTATCTACATTTCTTTAGATCAGCTATATTTTCTTCTTTATGTTCATGTCTATATAAATACTTATAAGCACTGCCTGTTAAATATGCTAAGTAACCTTCTTTACCTAATTGTTGTTTTATAAGCTGTAAACAGTTTATGTCGCCTACGTTGTAATGTGGTGGTTCATTTATTAAGTCTGTCATTTTGTTTCTCCAAGTAATTTATTTATAGAATCTTGTATTGATTGTCGTTCTTTTTTTAAATTTTGTCTTCTGATTTCATCCCTTACTTTTAATTTTTTTATCAGGGCTTGTGTTAACTGAAAAATCTGTTTCTTTTTATGTTGTATTAATTTAGCTTTGTTCATTTTGTTTCTCCAAAATACTAAGTGCTATTTTT